TGCTCGTCGCCACCACCAGCCGCCTGCTGGGCCATCAGATCCTGAAACAGCTTCTTGTCAGCCGCGGCATCCGCATGCGGTTGACCCTTCATGACGTGGCCGACACGCTTCTTCGACGTGGCATGAGCCTTATGCTGAGCGAATGGATGAGCCATCACTTGCTCCCTGATTTGTGCGTATCGAAGTGCGGATATGGACTGCCGACACCGCGCACCCAGCCGCTGGCATCGTTGTCATATTTAGCGCCGTGCTTGTCCTCTGGGTCCTGCGGTGGCTGCTGACTCTTGGCCGGCGTCACCCCGCTGGCGTCCGGTGTGCCATAGCGTTCTTTTGCGGTCGCGCGACCCCACTTCTCGACATTCTGTGCCGGCTTCGCCATGACTACTTGTCCTTTGGTTTGGCTTTCAAGATAGCCTGTTTCTTCGCTTGAGCAAGTTCATTGGTGTGTTCAAGCTTTTGCCTGTGCAATTCGGCGTTCCTGTCCATCGCATCCTTGTGGCTTTCGTCGGCCCGCTGCATCTCGGCCTGGTGATGCTGTGTCTCCATGCCGACATCAATGGCCTTGAGCGCCGCGCTCGACTGCATCTTCTGCTGCGCCTGCGCCTGCTGTGACTGAATCTTCTGCTGTGTCGTCGCCTGATCGAGCTGCATCTTATGCTGTGTCTGTGCTTCGATGCGCTGCTGATCGAACTGATGGATGATATGCTCTTCGATGACCCTGAGCTTTTCCAGCTCGATCTTCATCTGCTCGATCTTCTCGCGAGACGCCCGGTCGGCAGCCTTGTCCTGAAGGATTGCCTCCTGCGACTTCGCCTTGATTTGCGCTTCAAGGAGAGCGATCTGGCTCTTGACCTGCTCGGCCTGTGCTTTTTGGCCGATGGCCACCATACGCGGATCGGGCGGTTGTGGTGCAGGAGTAGCCCGGAATAGGCCCTCCGGGTCAATATCAACAATGCGCATGATGCGCATATCAACAGCAATCGGATCATAGAGATCTGGACTCGCCTGCTGCAGAGTCTTGATCGCCATCGCCTTGGCAATGCGATGCAGACTCGTTGGGTTATTCGGATCGGCGACCGGGACCAACTCACAGTTATTCAGTGCTTCGAGGAATTGTTCTTTCTTCCACGGGATCGTTGGCCGCTTGTTCTGTCGCCAGAAGGCTTCAGGATCTTCACGGAAGCGTTTTTTAATGAGCTGGAACTCTTCGGCTTGGGCAGCATGGAGCCGCTTGTGGGCCGAGTCCAGAACCTTCGAATTCTGTTCGATAAGTGCAAGAGTAGTCCCAACCGGCGCATCTTGCTTGCCCTCCCCAACCTGGGTGTTGGCGGTATTGCCGAGTCGAGCGACAACTTCCTCGATATGCTGTGTGAAGGCGGTGAATGACGGCCCGACTTCCTTGTATGGCAACGGCATGATCGCCTTGCGGATATCGTCAAGCGCACCGATGTCGAATGGCTGGCTCGTGCCCGGAGCAACGCGGAATGTATTGGTATTCTGCCGCCCGGCACTCTTGGCGTGCAGCGAGCCGGGGAAGTTGGCAAACATGCCGGCATCGAGCATCAACCGCCACGCCGCGGTCAGCGCGTTCGTCGAGTTACCGAGTAGATGAATATAACCAAGGCCATAGAAACCAAGTCCACGTATAAAGGGAAATTGCACGAAAAACTGTTTTGCCAAGCACTGATCGTCATCTTCTTCCCAATTACGCCTGATATCGAGAACCTGCTTGCTGTCTTTCTCGATTGTTACACGATAGGGCAGCGGCAGCCCCTTATCCTTGAATTCATCCGGCGCAAACTGATTGAGATCGAGCTCGCAGTAAACTTCATAAATCGTATAATCTTGGTCCTCTGGCCTAGTCGGGGCCTTAACGCCAGCCAGCTCCTGCTTCTTCTTTTCGACCTCATCCGCAAACGGATTCTGCGGCAGGCTTAGCTCGACATCACGATAGACACCGAGGATCTGCATGCGCCGCAGAATCGACCGACGCATCTTGATGCGATGCGTAACCCGCCCGCAGTTCTGGATATCGGTCGCCGCGTTGGAGATAATCAAGTCTTCGGCATCGATTGATTCCGATACTGGCCGCCGCCGCAGCGGGCAGTTGTAAACCTTCTTGAAACCGTCGCCACCGAAACCGATGTAGAACAGCATGCGATCGGTATCGGGAACGTATTCCGTCGCAATCGCCGTCAGGTAGTGATTCATGTCGCGCTCAAGCGCCTGGGCTAGTTCATCCTTGCCCTGCAGGCTATCGGCAAGATCGCGCGCTGCATTGGTCTGCTGAACCTCTTTCGGTGGGACCGTCGCATCGTTGCGCACCTTGACCGGCCCAGCGGCTGGCAAAAGCTCGGCCCTGGCCGTTGCCTGAAAGCGAACCGTTGCTTCAAGCAACGCCGGATGACGGACAACCGACATGCCCTCAAGCGGAGCAGAAGATGTCCCGGCGTCTGTGCGCGGCTTCTCCAGCCTGAGACCGAGCAGCGTGATACCCAAGGCGCGAGTATCGAGCCACTCCTTGCGCGATTGTTCATCACGATCAATACCTTCCATGATGTCCGAGGCGATGCTTGACAGCTCGCTCGCATCCATGTCGGCAGCAAGGTTGCGGCTGAAGTCAGTATCGTCCGGACCCGCATCCTCATGCTCCGGATTCAGATCGATAGTGACGGAGCCATCGGCGTTCTCGACCGTGATGACATCATCGTCGGTGATTTTGACGTTTGTATCGCCGACCAGAGATAGCGGACGCGGAGGCGTTATTTGCCCGAATGGATCATCGGTGAGTGGCAGGCTATTGCTGCGGATAGCCATTTAGACCTGATACAATGGTGCGGTGTCCGATGGAGATCTATACATCATATCGTCCTCTCTTGCGATGGCGCTCTCTTCTCGCCTGAGTGCGAATCCGGTGTCGCGCAGATAACGAACTGCCATCGACACGCAGTCCACCAAGTCGTCATGCGCGCCGCGCGGAAACACAGACACTTGGTTAATCACCATGTCGGCCCATGAGCGATCCGGCGCATAAACCATGTTGTCGGCGAAGATGTGCTGAATGGAGTGAACACGGGCAACCTTGTCGCCGTAGCGCTTGGGGTCGACCGTCTCAATACCGAACTTGGACTGACCCAGGAGTCGATAGAGCTCTTGGGCGACCGACAGTCCGCTGGCCTTGCCTTCGATCAACAGCCGGTCAATGGCATAACGCGGGTGGGACGCCGGGGCCGGGCTGACCACGCAGGTATTGATGACCTTCTGCACCAGATCGTAGAACTGCAGCCGCTCCTGCCATGCGTACATCAGCATCAGCTTGGGGTTGCCGGCCTCGTCGCGAAATACGCCCCATATGGTTAAGGCACTGGGATCGTTCTCCTTTTTCTCGGTATAGGCGGTATCCAAGGAAGCCAGGATATATTCGAAGTCGGGAAACTTGTCGGGCTTCCATTCCTGCCAATAGGCATCTTTGATGATCGCCCCACCACGCGGCGCGGGCATCTGCTGGTACTGCCCGGCCCAGGCGTAAGGACCCTTATCCCTTTCTAATTCCTGGGATATTTCCTCCGAAAAGCGCTCTTCCCATGCCAGCTCGCCATCCTCTTCCCGCCAGTCAGTCCAGGTCTTGGTCCCGTAAGTTGTGGTGCAATGGCGGGCGGAATCATACCGCATGGGTATCATAAGGTGTGTGTAGCCCATTTCTCGCGTAATAGCTGTACCGCTGACATCTTCCTCATGCGTCCGCTGCTGGATCACGACGATGGCTGACTCGGCTTGGTTGTTGAGGCGATCAGGGATAATTTCGGTGAACCACATATTGGTGGTTGCTCTGATCGTTTCGGATTCCATTTCCATAGGGTTATTGGGGTCGTCGATGATGACCCGATCGGCTCGCTCCCCGGTTCCGATGCCGGAAACCGAGGTTGCCAGCTTCCACCCGGTACAATCGTTGGCGAACTTGACCTTAGTGAATTGCTCATTGGAGATGCCGAATCTGTTGCCCCACAGCGCTCGATAGCGATCGGAGATAACCACGTTGCGGCAACGCATATTATCACGCTCGGTCAGGTGGTTAGAGTAGGCGGCACACATATAGCGCAGCCACGGGCGGCCCTTAGGACCCCACTCCCAGGCCGGCCAGAACACATCCGTCATCAGCGACTTGGTGAACCCCGGCGGCACGTTGATGAGCAGCCGGCGAATCTGGCCATCGGTTACAGCCTGTAGGTGTTCGGCTACAGCCTCAATGGCATACCCCTTGATAAAGGGGATGGCTGGCTCGACCACCGGCCACACATATTTCGCAAAATTGAGCAAACTGTCTTCGTAAGGCTGGCGTATCTTCACCAGTTTTAGGCCGCGAGCAGCGACATCAAGCAGTTCTGCGGTCATTAAAATACCTGTGTACAAAAGTGAAAAAATTTCTTGGCGACGCCATCAG